AATGAATTCTTTTCAAGATTGGCATCTGTCCATATTCTATGAAAGATATTGAATAAGCCATTAGTTGTTGAAATAATTATGATTTTAGCAGATTTTGATGCAGAAATTGTTGGATAATTAGCAGACCAGAATTCCTCAGCTTGACCACCAGGCACGAACGCAAACTCATCACAAACCAGTAGGTTCATTGTCTCACCACGGAAGGCATCAGCAGATGTCGCTGAGATCAGAATCTTAGAACCATTATCAAATGTAATGAAGGTTTTCGAGTATTCGGTGACTCCGGGCTTTAACCAGTACGGAAGACATTCATAAGACTTGCGGATACGGTCCAGAATCATCTTGGCTGACTTTTCCTTGTTGGACACTATACCAATGTTCTTATTTTCATGAAAGATCGCATACCACAGCACATACGAACCCACAACAGTGGTCTTTCCTGACTGCCGGGAACATAGACCAACATTGAATCGATCCCGTTGGAATTTTTTGAGTAGGTCCCACTGATAATCTCGTGGCTCGAAAAAGATTTCACCTAAGTCGGGGTTAATGATTTTGACATAGGGAATGAAATGATTTACAGATTTTGAACATTCGTACAATTCCGATATTTCTTCGGTTGTGTACTCTATCTCGTCTCGTGGACGTTTGACATATTCGTCATATTTAATTGGCATGCACTAAAATACCTCCGTTGTTCTGGAGGTATTTAGCGTTTTCTATCTGGTTTCATCGAAGATTCGGAAACTTCATTTTCCAAATCGAACTAATGTCTAACGTGACCGGCGTCATGTCAGGTGCCATAACGCTTGTCTGACTTTCCCGCAGAGGGTCTTCCGGTTCAGGCGGCATTTCATGCATTTCCAACTTCTCTTTTGTGTCCAGACGGATAAGTACGTGTTTTTTCTGAACATATGTGTCAAGAATAATTGGTCGGCCCCATACGTTGACAAGGTGTTTCAAAGTTTCGGTGGCGTATTTCATCTGCAATTCTGCACCTGAGTAGGAATGCCGAAGATACATGACGCCGCTATCGGCGTAATTTATGTTGGTGATTTCAATCGCCGGTATCTGTGAGTGAGCAAACGACCCGACAATTAGGTCTTTAATCTGTTGAGCATCATGTTTGGTTCTAACCAAGTCGATTGAATGATGACCTTCACGGACAACGTAGACATACAGGTTCATGTCATGTACAAGTTCGACTGTCAAAAAGTCTTGCATGAAAAACCAGTCAGTGTAACTGCGCAAAACCTGCATCATTTTTTCATGACCTTTACCGTCATCCTTGGTGTTCCAGTCTTCTTTCGCTTTGGTATCTTCACAGTTCTCAAACTCATGACCATGGCGGCCTTTATCCCAACGATCCACAACGTCTTCCCATACCTTACAACCAATGGCGTACGGATTCATTGATTGTGGGTGATGGGCTTTAACCAGTGAGTTGGAATAATTGAATTGTGCCATATCGTCATTGTTTAACATACGATCATCCCACAATCTCTTGACAAGTTTTTCATGCCAGAATGTCGCGAAACCTTCATTCATATATTTCGTCTGAATCTGAGGCCAGAAGTACCGGCCCTCTTGACGTAAGATTTCGAGGACATCTTTTTGCCAGTCTTCGAGTTTGGTTGAATGATCGATGACGTAACGTAACAGGTCAGCGGCCGGTTCAATCGGCGTCTGTTGTTTGATTGCCCGTAACAATTTCTGATTGTAAAGATTGATATCCATCTTAACAACATCGTCATCCTCGACATCGAGAAGATCACGAAATACTGATTTGTTAACTTTGTGATCTTTACGTTTTCTCATTTCAAAGACACGTTGTTTCCGAACTTCCTCGGAATCATTGTCAAATGGTGACGAATGTAACTGCAGGGCGTGGCCGGCATCAATGATCATTTCTAATTCATCGATACCAAAGTTTTGTTCATACTTGGCAAAACGATGGTTAGCACTATCCAGCAATTGGATCATGTCTTTACGGGTCTCGGAAAAGTATTTGTTCATTGTGAAGAAAGCAACATGACCGATAACATGTGCCATAACAAGGACCTGTTGACCGATTGTGTTGGACTTCATCAGATATGCTCGAGACGGGTCAGAGTTTATGACCACCTCGAGCGGCAACCCGTCATAAACATTTTCGTTAATGGTTCGAATACGTTCATAATCCCGACCATATTTCCAGTTGGAAATGTTACCGGGAATCCGGTACGCCATGATCTCGAACATTTTTTGATCTGGTATTACATCCCATTCAATATCATGGAAATCTAAACCAAAATCATGAGCATATTCATAAAGTTTTGATTCGATCTTGATCAGACGTTTCAATTCTTGATCGTTCATTTAGGTTCCTTTCGTATCTTTTTAATACATTATAACACAATACCTTTTGATAACCGATAGCAAGAAGCGGTGTTCATCATTACGGTAAAACTTTGTACCATCTTCCTCGGTCTCCCGGAAATTCCATTTATTCTGGATTTCTTTTAACAAAGACTGATCAGACCAACCCCAGGGACCAGAGTCCATGGCGATTTCAACATACGATAACATGTTAACTTTTTTCTGAATCATTTCATCCATCGTTCTAACGGTCTTGGCTGGGTCCCAGTCCTCACCGTCTGAGATGTATACACAGTACACATTCCATTCAGCAACTGGGTATTCGGTATCGATCAGGTAGTTGGCTTTATCAAACGCCGTGTGACAGGCAGTACCACCGGATTCGCCTTTATGAAAAAAGGTATCCTCGTCAACCAATTTCGCCTCGGTTGTATGAACAATGAACCTGATTTGAACATTATCATACATCTTTTTCAAGTATTCGGTCAACCAGAACAACATTGATCTGGCAAGATATTTCTTATCGGTGGTCATTGAACCTGAAACGTCCATCATACAGATTACAACCGCTTGACTTTGAAGTTCAACGTCCGGTTCGATCTGTTTGTATCTCATATCATCGTCTTCAATCAAGATGGTTGGCTCTATGGTATCATCAACTTTACCAGCTTTTACCAATTCGATGGCTTCATTGATGTCGCCTAACGTTTGAATTAAGGCACGTTTCGCTGTTTCCTCATCGCAACCAGTGTCTTGAATGATTTCTTGTTCGAACATTACCATACGTTTGACGGCTTCAAGTAACGTTCGTTTTTTGTGAAGTCGGGGTTGAATACCTTTTTTCGAAATTGACTCGAACTTCCAACCATTGGGAACCAACTGTTCCTTTTTGGTCTTTTCGTCAATCCACGGTAGTCCAAGGTCTTGGAACATGATATCGATCAGATAATCAATGTCCACCTCAGTTTCCATGTAATCGATGCCGGGTGCTTCACCGGCTTTCTTTCCGCCCTCACCCTCGCCGGGCTTGGGTTGACTATCAATGATATCGCCGGCATCACCTTCACCTTGACCAACACCACCGGCATTTTGATCATTTGATCCGTAAATGAATCTGTAATCTCTCATACCACGAACAGGTATACGGATTTTCTTACCTTTACGTTTGGTTATAATAGACTCTTCGGAAATAACGTCTCTAACGTTTTTCCGAATGGCGTCATCGATTTTTTCACGGTGCCGTTCGGCATCTTTCTTTCCTTTGCCAGACAGGTCCCAATCGTCATGAACTACTATCGCCATCTTCGGTCTCCTTTACAGGTTTATTGTTAGCGAGAAACCCCAGTTCGTTTTTCAGGATTTCGTCATCGTTCAATGCTTCTACCTTATCCATCCACGGGTGAATGTCTCCGAACGCTTTGAACTTGGCGGAAACAGTTGTGCCTTCGGCGTCCTTGTCTTTATTGTCAAATTTTACGGTGACTGTTATCATTATACACCTCTCAATATGTGAACCCCGGGGCGAACCCCGGGGTTACGGGCAATGGTGAGATTTAGGTCTTACGTAAAATCTCTCCGACAAAGGCAAGTGTCGTGTTAGCACAGTGCTCACAGTAACCTTTTTTCATCAAGGTCTTGAAGGCTCTGTCACGGTGCTGTTGCCGCTTCGGATTCGTATTGGTTGACGATCCGATTGAAAGGTTGACAACGTTTTTGAGATCGCTCATGAGTTTTTTCTCAATTGCCTCACGAAGCGGTGCGTAGGAATCGAACTTGAATTCCTCACCACGTTCAAGGGCAGACGACTTGTGAACAAAGATGCCGTTTCTGAACGTCTCTTTGGAATTCTCGGGCACACCGATCAATTCTTCCAATGATCTCATGAGTTTTTCATCAGGATCACTGTATTCCTCGGTGATATTATCTATGACTTTCTGCTTTTTACAGTAGGCGTCACAGTTGTACATGTACCGACTGAACAGCTCTTCCGCTTGTTCCTCGTAGGCGTACAAGAAAGCCATGTTAACCTCTTTCTTGGCGACATCTTTGAACTCGGAGGCGACAGACTGTTTTTCGCCGATCAGTAAGTTGCCGTAGGTTTTGACATCTTCCTCGGAGATACCGATTGAATGATCAAAATTCTGGCGTAACGCTCTGATCAAGTCGATTGAATTGATACAGCCGGTGTATTTGTTGCCATCACCGTCTTTACAATCACCCTTGGTTTCTTTCTGACCCAGGGCAACGTTCATGGCATTGATGATAAATCGAGGTGAAATACCGGACATACCTTCACCTTTGGCGCGGCCACGTTCACGGAGAGATTTGATATCGATTTCGGACTTTTTAAATTCGTCCGTAACCTCACCGTTATATAGTCTCATTTTCTGAATGAGATTGGTCACTTTCGTGTCGGGCACGAGGCGACTGAGTACCGCGAATTGGGCGGCCAGTTTCAGGGTGTGCGGTGCGATGTGAACGTTTCGGAAATCAGATTCCCGAATCATTTTCTGGTAAATCTTGATTTCATCGTCAACCGCGAGGTTGTAAGGCACCTGAACGATGTACATACGGTCATGAAGGGCTTCATTCTTTTTGTCACCTTTGAATGAATCAAATTCAGTCTGGTTAGTATGCGACATAATTAAGGTGTCAAGGTACGTCTGCGGAAAACCAGGCGCCTTGATCATTTGTTCCTGAGCAACCGAAATCAAAACGTAATGAAATTTGATGTCGGCTTTCAAGATTTCGATGTATTCAATCATACCACCATTGGCAACATGAAGTTCACCATCGAACTGATAGGCACGTGGGTCGGTTTCGCCGTAGCGGGCGATTTTCGACATGTTGACGCGACCAATTAATTCTGTCACGTCCTGAGATTTGGGGTCCGACGGCTGAAACGTGCCGATACAGATACGGCGTTGTTCGGACGGCACGATTTGAATGACGGGAATCTCTTCCCAACGGACGATGCCGGTATCAGTGTCGGTGTATTCCGTATCGATGACCTGTTGACAATGAGGACAAACATGTCCTTCAATTTTCACACTAAGTTCCTCTTCCCAGAACCTGCGGTCTTCTTCGGGGATTAAATGAAGTGGTTCCTCATGCATTGGGCAACCGTCAATCACGAACTTCGCGGTATCATCGTTCTCGATACCCTTTTTAAATAGACTTGCGATTGTTGATTTACCTGAGGCAACCGGGCCGACCATACATAGAATACGTTTGCCGGTTTCGGTTCTACGGGCGGCGGCTTTCAGAAAACGCATGAGATCGTGTTTTGCCTCTAAACTGCCGTAGATTCTTTCCTTGAAGAAATCATATTCAACAAGGTCCTCATAACCACGAATTTTGAGACCCGGATCGATCTCCGAGGTGCCGTATTTCATAACCATATTGAAGATACGGCCGGGGGCGAAATTGGCAATCTCAGGGGTTTCTTTAACCATGTTGAGATAATCAATAACGGGACCAGTCCAGGTGCTCTTGCCTTTGCCTTTTTTCTGATCGAGAATAATTTTACGATAATCTTGATCTTTCACCATTGATACTCCTTTCGAATGAATTTTTTCCATCTGAAAACAGTGTAACAGATTCCGACGTATGTGTAAACTAATCAGAGACTTAATAATAAAATGAATGTTATTCAGTGGGTGTTTCTAATTTTTTCTTCTCATCTGTCAACATTTTCAATACGTCCTCACGAGATGCGACAATCAAGTTCTGTGTGGTAGGTCTGTGACCTGCGATCTTTTTCATCTCGAGCGCCCTCTCCTTTAAATGGACGACTTGCTGACGTATGTCAAGGTATTTCTCTTTGTAGGTGTTGTCGAAAATTTCTTTTGATGCTGTGGTCACGGCATTGATTAATTGACCCGCTACCTCAACCAGCCGGGCAGAAAAGTTACCACCGTTCAATTCATCTGTAACGGTATCTAAAAGTTCGTTTGCCCTATCGATATTCTTTTTAAGTCCTTCAATGGTGCTTGTATCTGTTTCCCATTCCTGTTCGAATTCGTCTTCAACAATTTCAGGTTCAACTGGTTCTGGCATGTTGAACTCATCCTGTAAATTTTGTCTGTTTAATTCTGGCACAATATTACCTCTCTTAAATTTCTATACCCGTATTTATGTTTTTCCGCATAGAAAAAGGACACCCACCTAAATGAGTGTCCTTTTAAATATACTAAAAGTATCTTACGCGTTGACCGATTAGTCAGGCAAACTTGTAAGAGTAACTTTCTGGTAATAATTCCGCGCACCGAAGATGTGCTCATGAATACCATAACGGCTCATAAGACCTACGGCTGGCTGGAATGAATCCTCGAATGTTGCACGAGATGCCAACAACTGAATGTAAGGCAAGTATACAACGCCGGTGTCGTACTCAGAAGGTCCTTTGTAACCAATTATAAATTGATTCTTGTCTTGGAAAGTATCTCTGTAAACCGAAATACGTCCATCAAGGGAACCGAGTCTGGATACGCCAACTGCTAAGGTATCAACTCCATTCGCTGGAACAGGCGCGATAGTAAATGACGCCAGTGACTCAAAAATACTGATTGAGTATGGGTTACCTACAAGCCAGTTACCAGAACCGCGTCTTGTGTTGATTGCGATTTGTTGCGCTCTACGTAGAATGTAGTGATACAATTCACGATAACGCTCCATTTCCCAACGACCACCAATGGTTGTACCTGAAACTGACATAAAGTCCCAAGTTAGGTCGAAACCTGTACCACCATTTACACAAACCGTATCGATTTTTTCAATCAATTCACGGTCGATTTCTGCGGTAATTTCGTATGCAAGAATGCCCATCATTTCTTCCTCGATATTAAGTCCATGCATCGCCTTCAAATCTTGAGCGATTTCAAGTGACCAACGTGATCTCAATTTACGAGTTGTTGCTTCAATCTGGGCTTTCTCTACGGTCATGTTGACTTCTCTAATGGCAGTACCATTACCTACGCCAAGACCTTGACCCGTAGCGTTAGAACCCAATGCTTCACCAGCAGAGGTTGACATACCTGTGGCTGTCGTACTTGTGCCCGTACCAGAATAACCTTGCTCGATTGTGTTGTAACCAAGTTCAGTATCATTGGCAGGATTATCACCAGCGTTGACATAATCACCATGGGTATTACCCGCTCTAAAACGTAGAGCGAATGCCAAACCTACAGGACCAGTTAGAGGCTGAACACCTACTAAGTCGTGTGCTACCAACTCAGGGAATGTTCTACGAACCATCGGTACAGCGATTTTATGAAAAAAACCACTGGTAGAATAGCCTGCATTGCTACCTAATGAGTCATTAGGATATGCGTGAGTAGACGCTTCTGTAAGATAGTTGTGTTCGTTCTCCAGCATGATTGCTGTGGATTTTCTTACATTCAAGTTTTGGATGTTGCGCCCTTCATTAAGGACCTCATCCCACTTTGTTAATAGTTCTCGAATGTCCATCTTTTGTTTTTCCTCCTTAAAATATTAGAACAAATTTTTAAATATTATAACCTATTTTTCGTTTATTTTTAGATACCTTCTTTAAGTACCTTCAAATACATGTTTTTGTACTCTTTGAAAGGTGAGCCTGATTCGTCCATCTTTTCGTCATAGTCGTCATCGTCATCTTTCTTTTTCTTCTTTTTCTTGTCATCGTCTTCGTCTTCGTCATCAACTTCTGCTTTGCCGTCGCCGTCTTCGTCATCATTTTCCATTACTTGGTCTTCACCGGATTTCGGATCGGACTTTTTCTTCATTTTCTTGATAACTTTTTCGCCTTCGCCATCGCCAACGTTGACAGGATCAAATCTTTCAGATTCTTTAACTACGTCAAATTTTCTGTCGATTTCTTCCTTGTCTGTGATACCACTTAGAATAGAAAACATTGTTTCTTTCTGACTCTCAGTCAAACCCTTACATTTATCATGTAGGTAAAGCTGAGCTGCCATTTCCTGGGCATCTTTTTGAAGGTCAAGATTCTCTTTAATGTTGTCATCGCTCTTCTGGCGTAAAGTAACAATTTCTTCTTTCGCTTCTTTCAAAAGACCTTTGATTTCTTCATCCAACAAACCTTCATCGACACTTAGACGGACCTTGAATTGCTCGATCAAATCGTGATATAGTTCGCCTTTCTTGGCATATTCCATGATTTTCTCAGGGATTACCAATTCTTGTTCGAGTACATTATCTACGAAATTAGAAAACTTCAATGTGATGTCTTCTTTATACTCGTTAAACTTATCTTCATATTCTTCGACAAGAGTTTTCTTTGTCTCATCGATTTTTGAATCAGAAAGTTTCTTGGCTTCCACCTCAACGATTGTCTGGAGCTTTTCTTTTAGATCGTTCTGAGTATCTTCATTGAGTTTGTCAGCACCCAAAAGTTCCAAAATTTTGTCCATGCGTTATTCCTCCTTATAAAATTTTATCTACTATTATTTATTTTATGCTTACACCCTATGCCTTTTATATACAACCAACCGATAATACTCTACTAAAGTGGTAACGCATAAAAATGCCCGGCATCAGTATTGCTACTGAGTACCGGGCGGCCTCTGATTTGCCCTCGGGATTTCGTAACTATAAACGGTCCCCACACGATTGAATCAGAGGGATGAATTATACATCATTCGGTCCTGAGACTACGCTCTTGTTGAGTTTTTTAAAATGTCTATCAATCTTGGAATCCAATTAACAATTGTTTTCCAATTAATTGACTTAGTGTAATCATAAACGTAATCATAAGCCGTTACACCAACTCCCGCAACAAGATACGCGAAAACTAATCCTAAAATTATTTCCATTTTTACCTCCCTTACCAATCTAAAAGAATATATCCTCTCGCTTGGGCAGCTTTTCTTTCAGACTCTCCCATCGGTGATCCTGAGGGAAACTCCCATGATCCTGACCATAGAACCTTATTGGCTCTGACATAGATCAAAGATTTACCAGACCATGACCCGAACCATAACTCAGATGATTCATTCACTAAGTCCTCGGTTATTTTAGGTTTCTTCTTTTTACAAAGATATTTTTCAACCAGTGTTTGTTTCATTTAACCTAACACCTTCCATATTTTACTCTTAGGTATCTTCAAAATGTTTTGAAGTCTGTCAAGAATTTCATCAACTTCGGACACTTTGGCATTTTTTACAGACCATTCTTTGTCTTCAAAAATTCCATCTACCCAAGAAGGATTATTTGACGGGTCGGTTACAAGGTCCCATGTGATCAGATTGAAATCTTCATTCACGTAACCCTCTTCCGATACGGTTCCCAGACCACGGCTGGAGATTCCTATTTTACCCTCTTTAATAAGGGTACTGGCAATCTTGCCCATCGGCGTATCGAGTATCTTGGCTCTACCAAAAACGTCATTTGATTTCCATTCTAACATTGAAGTCAAAATTGAGATACGTTCTGGATTGATTTCTGGATTCGGTGGGTGCCCGAGTTCACCCCATAGTGTGCCCTCGTCTACTTTACCCTGTACTTTGGTAATTTCCCGTTCCAGAATTTCTTTTGTGTAAACTCTGTTATTGTTGTTTTTCAATTCGGCAGTACTCCAAACTCCAACAATATGAGCGCCTTTGGTCTTTGACTCTGTAAGTTCAAGATCATAAGACATTTCTGTGATCAGTTTCATATTTCTTTCCCCTTATTTTCCTATCTTATCTTCGGTGTCGATCCCATACTTGACAAGGCTTTCGCGGCTTTTCTTGCTGTTTTATTTGGTTTTATAGTCTGAGCCATTTTCTTGAATGTTCTTTTTTGAGCTGCATCTTTTTTCTTGGCCGCTGCAGCGCGTCTGTCATACTCAGCATCTCCCGGCTTCAACATTTCATCAACCTCATCGTCATCAGCTGCGTCATCGTCATCAGCTGCGGCATCGTCATCAGCTGCGGCATCGTCATCGGCTGCGTCATCACCTTGACCCAATTCAAGTTTGTCGTCTAACCATTCATCACGATGTTTGGCGATTTCCCTTTTTAAGATGTCTTGTGCTTCGGTGTATTCATCATTCTCAAAATGATCTAAC